CTTTGGGGATGCGTTCTTTTGATTTTTACTTTGGCTTTTCTGCCTTGCGTTTTGAGCGTTCGGTTTTCCTTTACCACGACGAGGGTTTGGTCTTTGATTTTTAGATGCAATTTTTGCATTCCGCGGTCGTTTATAAGCGCACACAAAATGGAAAATAGCTAGCAAAGCTATTTTCACATTTTGGAGAGGGGAAAGGATAATGGCCCTTCCCCTCCACCATCAGAAGAACATGCGCTCTACCTGGTAATCGACTTCAACAGCACGTTGGACGACGGTAGAGGCATAATTAAACGGATAATCTTCTAAATTCATTTTCGCTATTTGTTCAAAAAATGGTAATACTTCTTGATAACTTAGGCCATATCTAGTTTCATAAGCTATATCCATGGTATCTTCTGTAACGGGAATCTTATTTGTTATAGGTACCACACCATACCTTTCACTGAGTATCTTTGGTTGATATTGTGCCTTGGGGAACATCAAAGGTTGACTCATACTCTTCAATTTTTGATACCATAGGTTAAAACCAGGTATGGTATCCATATCACCTTTTCCTTTCAATTGCATAAATGTAGCATCAACAGCTATTTGAGAACGACTTTTAAGTTTTGCAAAAGGAACCATTAAACGTGGTTCTGTTAAAAACTTTCCAAGTTTAGCGAAAGTGCTTAACAAAGGCAGAGTGACAATATTATCACCTTGCATGATAAATATTGTTTTCAAAAATTCCTCTCCAGTGTTTATATCTTGGATAGAAGCTTTTGGCAAGAAACCACAACGTTTCTTTAGAAATTTTGGTATGTATAACAAAGGATCTGTTTTCTTTACAATTATGGCGTGTTCCAATGCAATGGCATAAGATAAAGCAGTAACAGTGGTGTTCGAAACACTAGTTTCAACACAACCTGTCTTCAGACCGAGAGTTGGAATGGTATACTTCTCGTGAGTTTCAGGATTAAACATCTGGGTAGGAGCATTAGCAGCTTTACGAAGCATTTTAATTTCATCTTCGTTCCAGGATGTTTGACACATGAGACGAAAAGCCTCATGTTGTTGTGGATGTTGTGTGGAATCATATCTAGAAAAGTCACAACATAATGACTTATACATATTTAACAATGCTGAGTCGTCACCCAATACTTTCAAAAAGTAATGAGGAATGATGGAGGTATAGTTATTATCTTCAGTGACTTTCGCAATTTCCTGTGAAGTCATCCCAGTTGCATAAAGAATGTGCAAACTATATTTTTCTGGATAATTACTTAAATTGTTATAACCATTAAACAATTTCTTGAGGGCATTGCTATAACTAGCAATAACAGGAGCAACGTTGACAACGTAAGAATTGTCGAATGCAGTAACAGTTCTTCCTATTCCATAAAGGATCTCATCTGTTTTCAATGAAATAGTACCTTTATATTCAATTTCACCGTCTTCTTGAAATTTCTTGTAAGCTCTCATGTACATAGTTTTCTTACTACCATGATTAGGTTGGTTGATCCAATCAAGAGTAGAAACTTTCTCCATATGTAGTTTTTCTTTCCAAAATTTAGCCATGTATTCATATTTGTGGATGGTTTCCTTGGTCAATTTCTTTAATGGTCTATCTTGAATATTACGTTTAAGATAAGCACTAATTAGATTGTTTCCATTTTTGACCATTGCCCCATTGGGGAGCATAATGTTAGCAGTTGTATAAACAGGTATTCTTGTGTCTTCTCTAGTGTCTTCTAACATGTCCTTAACGAATTTAGCACCTTTCACTACTAAAGGTATTTCGATTGAGGGACTTTGCGGAAATCTGGCATATGCATCGTTGTGATCAATCAAATCGAATTCACTAACTGGTGATTGTTTTCTTTCATACTCTGTATTCAACAAAATGGAATTTTGTTTACTAGTGAAGTTCCATTTCATATGCCAAGCAATACGAAATGGTAGAGTTATCATTTTAGCCCAAAATGGGAGTAACTCTTGCCAATTATGAAAGAAAAATCTGAGGAAAGCGGAACGTATAGATAATTTTCCATTTCTATAATCGTCAATCATTTCTTTAATAGTTATACATAGACCAACGCCCGGTATGCATTTCAGAATTTCTTCTAAAATTACACACAAGGTATCGTTCATCCAGTTGAA